CTACGATAACCGCGCATTCAACATAGCTACCTGTTCGTCGTTCATGTCATCAATCCACATACCGTAAATTTCATACACCATCTGCGCAGTTTCATGCCCCATCTGGCTGGCTATAAATGCCGGGTTCGCTCCTGCCGTCAACAGCCAGCAGGCAAAAGTATGTCGCGTATGGTACGGATTACGGCGGCGAATACCAGCACGTTTTACTGCTGCATTCCATCTCGCACCCAAACTGCTTACCGAGTAATAAGGTTTCTGTTTTCCGTTACACATCCTGGGCATGAAAACAAAATGCAGTTTTTGCTTTTCGGTTCTGCCGTACTCCCGATGATAAAAAGTGATTTCGCTTTTGCGATGATGCCCGGTCAGTTTGTATTGCTCCTTCAGTGCTTCAAGAGCTGGCTGTAGTAATGTTACCGTCCGGATCCCGGCATTTGTTTTTGGGGGACCGAACATATCAAGTATCGTCAGGTTTCTTCTGACATTCACAATTCCCTTCTCGAAATCCACATCCTCCCACGCCAGAGCTGCCAGTTCCCCGTGACGAAGCCCGGAGTAAACGGCAAATTTCCACAAGTTTTGGCTCTGTCCTTTTTCACTTTCCATTAATGCATTGAATTCTGTTTTAGATAACGGGTCAGGCTTTATTCTGTTTCGCTGTAATTTTTTTACTCCTTCAAATGGTTTGGTTGATATAAATCCCGACTGATACGCAAAACGTAACAGCGAACAGAGCAGGGCGATATAGTTATCAACTGTGCGCACGGTTCTTCCTTTTTTGTTGGATCTTGGATTATCCAGGTAAAGCGTTTCTCCATGCAGCAGTTCATTCCGGTAGTTTAAGATATCGCTATAACGAATATATGATATCGGGGTACTTTCACAAATTATTATTCTGAGTGTTTTTAATTGTGATTTCGTTTTCTTCATTGTGTTTGTTGTTAACTCTGTCTCTTTAATTTTTGTCCAGATATCACAAAGCTCCCCGAACGTTTTTATGACTCTCGTTGTCACCATTTTTGCCCCAGTGCTGGACTGGGGAAAACGTCTTAAATACTCAAATTCACCGGAGTTTATTTCATGAACTATCAGCGCTCTTAAATTTCCGGCCTTTTTAATATTACTGTTTGTAATCTCCCAGCCTTTTAATGTTTCCCGACATCGTTTTCCTCGAAACATGAACCAGATGCGAATGTTTCTACCTCTAATCTCGACACCTGTTGGTAATTTAGACATATCATGAGTCTTTGATAAACTGATTTATCTTTGGATAGTTGTACCAGATAATCCCTCGTTTGCTGTCTGGCTTACCTAAAGGAGATACTCGTTTGAAGTGGAAGCCCTCCACCCAACAGTTCTGGCGGTATGCTTCAATTTGTCTGGCCCCCAGACCAGTGCGAAGCATCAGGCCGTATTCAACCATCCACTCTTCATTAAAGATTACTTGTGCCATCGCATCACCTCTGGCAGGCGCCAATGTTAGACTGAAATTGACGCCTGATGTTGATTATTAATAATCAGCTATGAAGTTTTAATTTGAATACAATGCAATTCACGAGGACTGAAGTTTCTCGCAATTAAAATTTATCAGTTTTACTTTCTGCTCTCTGGAAACGCCTGCTTCTTTTTTACCTGAGAGCATTTTTTCGCATTCTGATTTCGTTAGTTTAGATTTTGAATATCTTGTCCAGTTAGTAGGAGTGCCACCTTCCTTTTCAATTGTAGCGGTAATTTTATACATGAACGCCTCCATTAATATTTTCAGTGGTTCGTTTATTCCATCTTTCGAGCGCTTCTTATTCACTTCCACCATAGCCAGTTCGGGATTCGCATCCGTTGCATTTTACCCGGTAATATCCTGAAATGTCTTTCACCGTTACTGATGGACAACCACAAAACGGACATGGTTTAACATCGTCATATCTCAAAGTTTTTGTCATAAAAACTATCTCACGTTGGCGGTGCATTACACCGCCAGGCTGGATTATTCTTCTGGATTATCGATTACACTGTATTCCCCGGCTATAACCGATATGTCGTCTGGATTAATTGTTTCCACCTCTTTTCCATCCATCGATACTGCACGCTGGATTTCAATAGATACCGGCAGATACTTGAACAGTTTTCGTATCACTGTCTTTTTGGCCATGTCTTCAAAGTGTTCATCCCAGATGGACGACGCCCCTTTTGACGCTGCGTTTTTTGCCGCCTTGCTGTGTGTGTCGCGAACTTTTTCTACTTGTTTGCGGGTCATGACTTCAAACTGCACTCCTCCGTCTTTCAGTTTTGCAACAGCATAGACATGGGTTATAGGGGCATCTTCGTTTTCACCGGGACGATGAACCAGTTTTTCATCAAGGCCAAGTTCATAGCTGAATTCATCACATTCACGGACAACACGAGCTGACAGACTGATGATTTGACCTGATCGACGGGCAAGGTCGATCATGCCGCGATAACCGATGATCAGCTGTACGTTCTTCTTACCGTTTTTTGCTTTTCCGTTGCCGAACGGTAGCAGATATGCATGACCGAGGGCGCTACCTGGCTCAAGTCCGAGCTGTGAACACTGTACGATGGCACCGATAAAACTCGTCGAGTCACAGTTTCTTAGTTCCGGTACTTTACGGATTTCTGTTGTAGCAATGCGGATCATGCGTTCCGCTGTCATGTGACGTGGCAGAGCTGCTGCCAGTTGCGCTTTCATTGCCGGGCTGTTAATCACGCACAGCACATCCTTATCGTTAACTGCTGCTGGTGCACGGTTTCCCTGAGTTTTTTGCAGATCGGCTTTTGCGATAGGTGGTTGCTTAGTCATTTGCATACTCCTTAGCCCAGCGGGGCAGTGATAACGTCTTAATTGCTGGCCATTCATCGGTATTTAGGCAGTCAGCCAGGGTCCGCAGATTGCGGTGATATTCCTGCTGGCCTGCCAGTTTTGCTTCTTCGCCCATCATGAAAATCTCAACCGGATAACGTCCGCATTCAACAGTTGTGCTGGCAACCAGAAAAACGAAAGTTGGCTGCACACCAAACTGTGCTTCATAACCGTCACTGTAGAATGCATCCTGAACGTGATAGCGGTAGTCGTAATAAGCCGTTTTGAATCGTTGAATATCCGCTGTGGTTTTCACGTCCATGATCCAGTGAAATTCAGGAATAATTTTGTCCGGACGGCACCGACACAAAATTCCTGTTTCCGGATCTTCCCAGTAAATTGATGATTCAGCGTGTCCGGCGCTTTCAACAAGCCATTGCCCCAGCGGCAAAGCCATAACGCTTTGATACATGAGTTCAATTTTCCGGCCTTCTTCCGCAGTGATAACCGTTTTTCCTGTGCTTGCGCATTCCATCAGAAACGCTTTCTCTTCTTCTTTTCCGGCGTTTGTACGGCGGTTAAATTCAGGTGCTACGATAAAGCGGTTACTGAATTCTTCCGGTTCAAGTACCCGGCAGTGGAAAGCGGTTCCTAAATCGAGCGTTTTTGTCTTTGTAGTGTCCACGGGGGCATTTTTACGCCACAAATACAGTGCCGGAGTATCAGCAATGTCATCGAGCTGAGACTTACTGACACCGGGACCTGCGTGGTAATTCTCATTCGAAATTCCGTAATAAATACCTGGCTCTATGTCTTCTACGATTACGGGATCTGCGACTTCGCCAGTTTCATCACTGCAATCGCGATGCGGATCGCTGCCAGCATTCTCATTGTGCGGATGTTCAGCGCCTTCCATTTCCTCCGGATCTTTTTCCTTAGCTTCAACCTGATTCTCTTCACCGAATGTTTCCTGGTATGTTGCGTCGCCCATCACCGCACCACAGTCAGGGCAGTTATCCCCGCCAGTCTGACCGCAGGCATTGCAGACTATTTCCGGTTCCTGTTGCACTACTGGCTCAGGTTGTTTCGCATCCGGGCTGATTTTTTCCGTTTCTGGCTGGTTCTGGTACACAGAATCGCGAGTCTGGATCCCCTTAACCCATTTCGGATCGTTCGGGTCGCTAATTCCGTCAACAAATTCACCACGTGATGCAGCAAGCAATTTATCGGCATCGACAGGATTTTTTGATGGAATGTTTTTCCGGGCTTCATGGAGTTCTGCCCGCAGTTCCTGATATTTCGCATCAACAGAATTTACCTGTGACTGAGCATCCAGCGGCTGCGTGTTCTGATGATGTTCAGTTGCATTCGGTTCCACTGTTTCAGCCGTTGCCTGTTCATCTGCCATTGCGCCAGATGGTTGTGGTTTTTCTTCATCGTCCTGTTTTCCTTCTTCTGTTACTCGCTGCGGCATCGGGGCCGAGGAGCGACCGCAGGCAATATCCACGATTTCCGGATCAGGGTTGGCATGATCGGTTTCAGTCAGTACTTTGTTCAGATATTCAGTGACGTGTGCGGGGATGACCTCGATCCCAATTGGTGCTTCTTTCACGGACGCAACCACGATGGCGCGGGAATAATCCAGCCCGCCAGGCATGGTGATGAATTTGTCGCGGAAAACAGAAAAGGGTGGTTTATTTTCAGCGATAATTTCCTCAATGCGTTTAGCGTGTGCCGGATGAAGGTTATAGATGTCCACGTCCATTGAACGGGCCAGTACGCCAGTGGCTACATCGCGCGCCAGTGACGTCAGATCGTGGACGAAACCTTCGCCGCGATCGGTGAGGTTCCCGCCGCCAGCATTAGCACCGGAAGCCGTGCGAGTGATGCGTGAAACACGATTCCCTTTTCGCCATTCTTTTGTCAGAAGACCGCGATCAATGTGTTCGGTATCCAGCCAGGCTGAAATGAAATTCTTAAATTCATAGGGCTGATGTTTTTTCGTGATAGAGAACACTGCCTTAATTGCATCAGTCAGGCGGAGCAGGGCGGCATTATCCAGAGTTGTCGGTTCTGCCATGCTGCGTATGGCCAACAGCAGATTCTGGACATAGCTGTTTTCCTGATCCATCTCAAGAGCAGTAATGTGTTTGCGTTGTTCACGGGTGGCATGATGCAGGTATTTTCGATCCCCGGCTGCATACGTAAAAATGTGCAGAAGACGCTGTGTGAACCGCAAAGTGGCTACAGAGACTTCGCAATCCTGGCAATCCTCGTGGGCGTCTGCCTGCGCGTTTTCTTCCTGGCCTCCCGTCGGTTCTTCGGTTTCCGGTGCATCCTCCTGATGGTGAACGTCGTCTGGCGCTGCTCCCGGTTTTAGTTCCCAGGTCATGGAGTCTTTGCTGAGTTGATAGCGTTCACTCCAGGTAAAATCGATCTCACCTTCAGGGGGAAGGTCATTAACGACAGGAAAATTTGTGGCAACAGCTTTAAAATAGTTGCTCAGTTTTTTACCTGACTTAACGATCAGGTAGTCCAGAGTGGCACAGGTTGATTCAAAATCGTCGCTTGCCCACAGGACGACGTCAGGTTCACCGGATGATTTTTTCGCTTTCCGTAAAAGGAAGAGTGGTTTTGTGCTCATTGTTTTTTAACCTCAACTCAGATTAAAATTACTGCGAGTGATGAATAAATGTCCCAGGTTCTTCACTCAGGCCTGCACGTTGTGCAGGCTTTCTTTTTTCAGATTTCACCTTTTAATTTCATTGCAATCAGAGTTGCCAGAAATCCGGCTTTTTTTTCTGCGGGCAGATTCTTTCCGATGTGAACCAGACTCATTTTTGTGACACCTTCATCAAGTGTTTTTACGTTGCCTGATGGGCCGTCAATATCAACCACAGTGAATGGGGTTTCTTTATTTTCTGTTTTAATCACGTAGCCAATACGCTTTCCTTCCAGATTAACCTCGTGAACAATGTCATCGGTAGTTACAACAGTGACTTCATAATTGGTAATCATTTTTTCTCCTTAATTAAGGTTGAGCGAATCCCTGCCATTGCTGGCATAAATTCAGTTTCGCATAGTCAGTTAATTAAAGTTCGTGTGCCATCTGGTCTTTTTCGGCACAATTTTCACTACAATATTTTTTCATTTCCGTCGTTGGGATAACTCCACGCATGAAATGAAGTGGTCTTTTAATGCTTTTGCTTTCTTCAATTCCTTTATTGCAAAGGTGGTAAGCACATTTTATTTTCTTAGTCATCACCATGACTCCGCCTTTACAGGTAAACCATCACGACCGAGGAAGACTTTAATCATGCAGTCAGAAATGCATGTTTTTGTAGTCAGGTTACGAATATAAAGTTTTCGCTTTTTAATATTGTTTGCCGAGGCGATATATGTCCGGCCTTCATGAAGAACATAATCACCAGGAGTCACACACTGACGTGGTATTTCATCAGTTCCGAAGTGATGTGCAATCATAATTATCTCCATTTTTACAAATGAACTTTGTTGATGCGGTGCCTGGTGCCTCCAGGTGACTGCAACCAGTTAACAATTACAGTCGGCTTTCCCACCCAAACCAATAAGGACTAACATGACTTTTAACTGTGCCGCGTGCGCTTAGCCGCATTCACCGCATCACAAAATTCACTTTAAAAAGGGCGGACATCAGTCGAACTTCAAGAAAAAACTGATGCCGCCAAGACTACACACAGCAGTGTTGTTATTCACAACCGGAGGCGCACTCCCACCATTTAAATTTAACAGACAAGACCGACTCTTTATGGATATCGGAAATGCGCCTTCGTGTTGTGCCCGGTTTTATTTCACCACCTCCGGGCTTCGGTGGTCTCTGCTATACCCCTACAGCGAGAGCTTGTGTTAACATTTCAATACCCTTACAGTTGAGAGTTATTGAAATGTTAGAAAGTCTTTTAACATTGGCAAAATTCTTGCCGAAAAATCAGTTAGTCGGTTTATGATTACTATAGTTATATTTTTTCTGATATTAATGTTGGTACCAGAAAACTTGTCAGAGTACCTGGAAAAGAAAAGTGCCATTCCATATTCCATGCAACTATTCTGCTTTAGCATGGCTTTTGTCTCTACTTTAATCTTTGATAGAGTTGTTATCCTTTTCATGAGCCTGTTCTAGCTGATTCGGGATTTCGTAAAAAAGCGCAAAATGCTAAAAAATCTGAATTCGCTAAATGTAGAACAAATTCGTATTATTGAATCATTCCTCCAGTTCAATGACCTACTTGCGCTTTGTCCTGAAAATCAAAGTACAGCCTTGCTTGTTAGAACGGGAATAATTCGTTTTGTTAGAAAGTGCTCATTAGGCACTAACTCCCATTTTCAACTCGATTCCGACTATGAGGAACTAATACTTGAAACATGGAACCCTTGCACTAAGCGCTTCGAATAAGTCACTCCGTTAATGTTTTGACCAACCAGCGACGCGCGCCACCTTCGGTTTTAAACGTTTTGCTTTTGGTATATGTCATGGCGGTGAATGTTCCATCCTGGTTGGGGAACACGCCACATACCAGAGATTCGTTGTTACCAAGATCGATAGTATCCATGTTGACCTCATTTCCCCTTAACGCCGGGTGGCGGAACGTTTTATCTACTGCGCTTTGTATCAATCAACAACTGCCGTCATGTTCGTATGCCTCAGGCTGGCTACTTAGCCCTGTTCAGTGGCTGGATAACTCGAGGTATTGTCCTGCCGTTCTCTGGTGGGGCGTTGTTTGGATATGCTTATTAAACACAATGTGTTCTCATGTGTCAACACGATGTGTGTTTTGTGGTGGTGTAATATGATGATGGTACAAAAAAGCCCGCTGATAGCGGGCTGATTGGCATATTACTGTGATAGCAAGATCATTACTCCGGTGGGGGATTATCTTTAAGTCTGCCTCTCAAATATTTTTCTACATACTCATCGATTTCTTTTAGCCGGACCTCAAATAGCTCAATCATTCGTTGTTGTTCTGAGCCCGGTAGCTGGTTAAACAACTCAAGAAGTTTTCGTTGGGATTCATTTAACCACAATTCAGAAGATTCCTGTTCTCCAAAGAGGAGCTCAGGAGGAGATATGCCAAGTGCCTTTCCCAATACGACAGCGTCATGCACTCCAACATTTCTGCTGCCCGCCTCATAGTTACCTATGCGCGATTGCGTCCATCCGCAGATTTCAGCAAGTTTTCCTTGAGATAAACCAAGCTTCTGCCTGCGCTCTTTAAGACGCATTGCAATTTTGTCATTGAGCCTACTAGCGGCAATTTTTTCGTTTTCTTTCTCCATTGCATTCTTGTATCACGAATCGTGATTTACGCAAAACACAAAACAGCTTGACCATATAACACAAGATGTGTTTAAAATTGTCATCGGAGGTTTTCAATGAACAAAATTTCAACATATCGAAAACAGCTTGGGCTGTCTCAAAGACAACTCGCTGTTCAGTTAGGGTGGATACAAAGCCGACTGGCAAATTACGAAGCAAATTTTCGTACCCCTGGGCTAGAGGAGTGCAGAAGAATTGTTTCAACCCTTAATCGGCTTGGCGCTCATTGTGGACTTGACGATGTATTCCCCCCAGACGGTAAGCATAGCGAAAACAGCATAGGAGCGGTTGATTCATGAAAATCAGGCATGAGCACATCGAATCAGTGTTGTTAGCCCTGGCATCTGAAAAAGGGCAGGCATGGGTTGCCAGTGCCATTACTGAAGAATATCTGCGCCTGGGAGGCTGCGAATTGCCCCTGGTACCAGGCAAGGACTGGAATAATCAGCAGAACATCTATCACCGTTGGTTAAAAGGTGAAACGGAAGCGCAAAGGGAAAAAATTCAGAAACTGGTCCCTGCAATTCTGGCAATCCTTCCGCGCGAGCTGCGCCACCGACTCAGCATCTTCGATACCCTGGAACGCCGTGCATTACTGGCCGCGCAGGAAGCATTGAGTACAGCAATTGATGCGCATGATGATGCAGTCCAGGCCGTTTACCGTAAAGCGCATTTCAGCGGCGGCGGGTCGCCTGGCGATTCTGTCGTAGTGCATTGATTGAAATTAATCGTGCCGGATTGTTTTGTTCGGTATCAGTTAAATGTAACGCTGCGAGCGTTACAAGGTGAAAACAAATGGCTTCAAACTGGATAAAGCTCGAGGTTATTACGCCGGATAAGCCGGAAATATTCAGGCTTGCTGAGATTCTGAATATTGATCCAGATGCCGCATTAGGGAAGGTTATTCGCTTCTGGGCATGGGCGGATCAACAAATGATAGACGGTAATGCAGATTGTAACGCTCGCGGCGTTACAAAAAGTGCAATAGATCGCATCACTTTTATGTCTGGTTTTGCTGATGCGTTAATTCAGGTTGGATGGCTGGTCGAAAATGACGGTGGGCTTTCTCTACCTAACTTTGAACGTCATAACGGAAAAAGCTCTAAAAAACGGGCGGTTACAAACGAGCGAGTAACCAAAATACGCGAACTGAAACGACAAGGTAACGCTGCCAGCGTTACACAAACGGATCAAAAAGCGTTACCAGAGGAAAAGGAAGAGGAAGATCTAAATACTGATCTCCCCCTAAATCCCCCTCGCCAAAAACGAGCGTCTAAAAAATTCGAGCCGGAGACTATTGAGCTGCCCGATTGGTTGCCGGAAACACTCTGGCATGAGTGGGTCCGGTTCAGACAGGCATTGCGAAAACCGATTCGAACGGAGCAGGGCGCTAACGGGGCGATACGGGAACTGGAAAAATTCCGTCAGCAGGGTTTTACACCTGAGCAGGTGATTCGACACAGCATCGCCAATGAATACCAGGGCCTGTTCGCGCCGAAAGGTGTTCGGCCTGAGACGTTGCTCCGACAGGTTAACACCGTCTCGTTGCCGGACAGTGCGATCCCGCCAGGCTTCAGGGGGTAACAGACCATGAAAAATATTGCGACAGGCGGCGTTCTTGAACGTATCCGCAGACTAGCCCCGCCACATGTAACCGCCCCATTCAGAACGGTAGCGGAGTGGCGCGAGTGGCAACTTGCTGAAGGCCAGAAACGTAGCGAGGAGATCAACCGCCTGAATCGCCAGTTGCGGGTGGAAAAAATTCTGAATCGCTCAGGCATCCAGCCGTTGCACTGTAAATGCTCGTTTGCGAATTACCTGGTGCAGAACGACGGTCAGCGATACGCGTTGAGCCAGGCGAAATCTATCGCTGATGAACTGATGGCCGGGTGTACAAATTTTGCGTTCAGCGGAAAACCTGGTACCGGAAAAAACCATCTGGCGGCGGCTATCGGGAATCGCTTGCTGAAAGATGGCCAGACAGTGATTGTGGTTACCGTGGCTGATGTCATGAGTGCTCTACACGCCAGCTATGACGACGGGCAATCAGGCAAAAAATTTTTGCGGGAACTGTGCGAAGTGGATCTGCTGGTTCTTGATGAAATTGGCATTCAGCGCGAGACAAAAAACGAGCAGGTGGTGCTGCATCAGATTGTTGATCGCCGGACAGCGTCGATGCGCAGCGTGGGGATGCTGACAAACCTGAACTATGAGGCCATGAAAACATTGCTCGGCGAGCGAATTATGGATCGCATGACCATGAACGGCGGGCGCTGGGTGAATTTTAACTGGGAGAGCTGGCGCCCGAATGTTGGTCAGGCTGGCGCAGTGAGGTAGGTCAGAGGTATGAACAGGAAAACCAACAGGCCGCTATCAGGTATCTGCTGGAGAACGGGGATCCCCCCCCCCGCGAGATGGCTGATGCTCTTGGCGTAACTATCAAAAAATACACAACCTAATTCAGAACATGCTGCGGTACGGGCGACTTAGCCGGGAAGGGAAAAAGTATTGGCTTGCACCGAGCTGGCAGGAAAAAGTCTGTGTCTCCAAAGCGGTGACCGAAAGACCGACACCACCGATAACCGCAGTAGTGTAGGAATGCCGCCGTAACTGGTGCTGATACCAGATACACAAAATTTTCTGGAGCAGGCGGGGAGCTGGTAACAGAGTTTAAGGGGGGAAATGGAAACCGTATTGAAAGCACTTGAATGGATAAAGCAACGTAAGTAGAACTGAGTATCTTTGTGAGTATTGATGTTCCATATTTACAATGATATTTTTGAAAAAATCAGGATTTGTGTCATTATCACACGGTTTTCAACTATGTTAGGGGATTTTTGTATCACATGAACAACGGCGAGTTATTGGTAGACCTCATAAAGTCAGGGGTCATAGGCGATAAAATAACCTTCCAGAGAATTGCAGCAAAAGTTGCAAGAGAGATGGATGCGGAAGGTGAGCGCGAACTCGCGAAAACAATACGAAGCTTCTTGAAGCAGGAAACTACATTCTCGCTTCAGAAAGCAAACTTTACTCAAAATAGCCTCTCCACAAAGGCATATTCAGTTCCTACTGATAATGAAACAAAATTTCATCTGGCAGATAAAACAGAGCCTGAGATCAACGTAGCTCCACCTATTTTGAATAACTCGATTAATGAAAAAATTAATGAATTTATTACATCAGTAATACGAAGAGATGAACTGAAGAAATATGGATTAAAAGCTGCATCCTCAATGATACTTTTTGGTCCTCCAGGTTGTGGCAAAACTCTTGCAGCTAAGCATATTGCATCTGAGTTGAGATTACCTCTTTTCACTGCGCGGTGTGATGCGTTGGTATCGTCATATTTAGGTTCAACAGCTAAAAATATACGCACTCTTTTTGAGTATGCAAGCAATCAACCTTGCGTTCTATTTCTGGACGAACTTGATGCTTTGGCAAAAGCCAGAGATGATCAACATGAATTGGGTGAATTAAAAAGAGTTGTTGTTGCATTGTTACAAAACATTGATGATCTTCCTGAACATACTGTACTTATATCTGCCAGCAATCACGAGAATTTACTAGATAATGCGGTTTGGCGTAGATTTTCATACAGACTCGAAATTGGTTTACCTGATTTAAAAGTGAGAGAACGTCTATATGAAAGATTATTGAATCAGCATTTTCCAACATTAGATGTTGCATATGACTCCGCTGTTCTCTCAAAAGACTTGTCATGTGCGTTTATTGAACAAATATGCGAGCGTGCGCTTCGCCATTCTATTTTATTTAATAATGGTAAATTTGATACAACTTTTCTTATGATGTCTATTTGGGAATCTAAAGGAGAGAAGTTTGATCAACCAGAACAAATAATAGAAAAATTAGCAAAATTAATTAGAAATTGTGATGAGAGAGTATTTACAGTAAGAAAAATTGCTAGTTTACTTTCAATTTCAGCAAATAAGGTATCTAGGTTAACGTCTAAGAGTAAATCCTCAAGAAGGCAAGATACTACAAAGGTGGGTTAGTTAAAAATAGAACTGGAAAATTGTAAAGGAAAAATGAATGAGCAAAGTTGAAAGGCCCATAAAAATCATTAAGACATTTGCAAAAGATTTTAATGACAAAACCTACGGTTTTACTGAAAAGGAACCCATTCGCCCAGTAACAAAAGAGTTATTATCTAGGCTCAAAAATGAAGTTAGATGTGTGTCCGAACACTTTAGAGACTCATTCCGAAAGTGGCCGGGAGTGCCTGCGGTAGCAAAAGTTACTCTGCATGATAAAGCTTTAGCGAAATCACATCGTCCTACTAGTTTGCTTGGAGACAAAACCTGTCCCGTAATTGGTAGTTGTAATTTGGGTGAATTATTAGTAAGTGTAACCGAAGAGGGCCTTTCTAGGCTTGAATCTAAAATACAAAATAGCACGAAAACCAAAAATGGTACGCTCCATATTGCTGTTATTGATAAAATCGAACCCTTCATTTGTGACAGAATAGCAGATGAGGGGGCCAAAACATATATCTTGAAATTATTTGATCACAGGAATAGGAAGAAAAATAAATCCCTTGAAGAGTCATTGAAATTAATGATGGCTGAGTTAAATATTCCTGAGCCAAATAAACACACGATTGGAAATGATATTTTTTATTTTGAAGTTCCTGAAAATAACAACATTTATGAATTATCAAATTTCATTGGTGTTAGGAAGTTACAGCCAATGCCCACTTTTAAGCTGGATAATAGTGAAGCAATAATATCAAAAACAGCAGCCGAAAAAAAGGCATTATTACCGATTCCTGATGTAGATGCACATTATCCATTAGTAGGGATAATAGATAGTGGTATTGACCCAAACAATAGGGATATCTCTCCATGGGTATGGGGAAGAAGGAGCTTTCTTAATGGAAGGAAGGCCGATTATACTCACGGCAATATGGTGGCAAGTTTAATCATTGATAGTAAAGGGTTAAATAGAAACTACGAAGGGTTTCCTAATACACATGCGGAGGTGGTTGATATTGCAGCGTTTCCTGCGGATACAGAACTATCACTACCAGAACTTGCGAATATAATTACAACAGCTGTTGAGGATTTCCCTGAAGTAAAAATATGGAATCTATCTCTCGGACAGAAAGAAGCCTGCCATAGTGATAATTTTTCCGAACTTGGTCATTTGTTGAGTTATTTGCATGATGAACATGGATGCCTTTTTGTTGTTGCATCTGGTAATTACGAATCTTTACCGCAACGCACTTGGCCGCCTCAGGAGCTATCAGATTGTGATCGTATTTCCGCTCCGGGGGATTCTGTGCGAGCTTTGACGGTGGGATCTGTTGCACATGTAGATTGTGCCGACTCCATTGTAAAAGCAAACCAACCATCATCCTTTTCCAGAAGAGGCCCCGGGCCTTCCTGTATTCCAAAACCTGAAGTTACTCATTTTGGTGGGAACTGCAGGGCAAATCTTGATTTTTCTGATTTAGGAATATTTGCTATTGGAGATAATGGTCACTTATCGGAATCTGTTGGTACAAGCCTCTCCACTCCACTAATCTCAAGTATTGCAGCTGCAACATGGCATGAGCTGCAATTAAATAGCAATATTTCACCATCACCGGAAAGAGTGAAAGCATTAATCATTCATTCAGCGATGTTAGAGCGAACGGATCAAATTGATCCAAAAGAAATAAATTATCATGGTTTTGGTATTCCAAAAGATAATATTTCAGATATGTTATCTTGTAAGAAAAATGAAATAACATTTCTTTTTGAAGTTAATACTCTTGAAGGTGAAGAGTTTGGTCGCTATCCATTTGTAATCCCTAATTCTTTAAAAAATGATGAGGGAAAATTTACAGGAGAGATATTAATGACTCTTGTTTACTCTCCGCCATTAGATCCGAACTACCCTTCAGAATATTGCCGATCTAATGTAGATGTTTCTTTTGGAACATACGACTTTGATAAAACAAAAAAAAGAAAACACATAAGCAAGGTGCCTCAAGTAAAGGATAAAAGTGAATTATATGAGAAGTATCTCATAGAGAATGGTTTTAAATGGTCACCAATAAAAGTGTATAGGAAAAAGTACCCTCAAGGCACACAAGGGAATACGTGGAGACTAAAAATAGATGTGCAACGTAGAGCAGAGCAAGATAAACTTGAGTTTCCACAGCGGGCTGTATTGCTGATTACTTTACGTTCGTTATCTGCGGATAAAGATATTTATTCTGAAGCCGTTTCTGAACTTGATTTATTAGGTTGGGAAAGTGATGATATAATAGTAAGTAATGAGGAAAGAATCCAGATACGCTAAATAAAGAGGCCGTTAGGCCTCTTTTTGTTAATTAATCATAAAGTTTGACTAACTTTTACAGTTGTTATTAACTTTATCATGAACTTCAATGGTGAACCATGAAACTTGAGTGATCTGGGAAACTGGAATGATAACACTTGTATCATAATCTTCTATATTGTTATAATCATTAGTAAAGCATACATTTAATGTATCATTTTCTCGGTATCCAGACATAATGGGAAGAATAGAAATTTGCTGGTTTGGGCCGTCTTTTTCATTTGGCTCTCCTAATGCGTTGACAATTCCGACATAGACTTTTTTGTTATTCATACTAATCAGAATTGATTTTCTATCTATCAGTGAATCAAAAAAAACACTATCCATTGATCCTTCGGTGACTAAATCTTGCAATGTCCTTAATTTAACTAACTCTTTGCTATCTTCTATACTTATATCTTTTTTATATAATAGTTTATAAATCATTTGGCTACGAAAAGTTGTAAACCAATTCGTAATTATACCTGACAGCCATGCAATTACTACAGATGTACACGAAAGAAGGATCAACCAGACAGTGATTCTTTTTTGATATGAATTTTCTCCTAAACTCAATGATTGTGAGACTTGAGTCACAATATGAACTGAAGGAAGGTAATATTTGATTGCGAAAGCAATAAATACAGACCAAATCAGACACCAAAGTCCGTATTTTGCTGCTTTCATATACAAAAGTTGTCCATCATAACGATGTAATCTGTAAAAATGATATGGATGAGTGGTTATAATAATAAAACCGCTCACCAACAAAGGAATAATCAAGAATGCAAACATATTTATTCTTTATTAGTCGGTGTTTGAGCGACTATTTTTTTCGCTTCAAATCTCATAAGTTTAACTGTTTCAGATGATGCGAGAGCTTGTTTTGAAGTTATCACACCACCGCGTCCAACAACTTCTACTTCCGTAGCGCCTGATTTTTCGATGCGCTCGGCAAGTTGCATTTCCTTTTCGGCTGATTTCAGTCCTAAAATGCGTGGTATAAAATTTGCCATCGTAACCTCCAGATTTTTCTCCTGCTCTCATGTAGTCATTGTATATGAGTCTAGTACATATTGCCTATAGTATTCGTTATAACAAAATGCGGGTATATGAACAATCACAAAGTTAACTTGCGTTTAACTATCTGAGATATCACTATAAAGTATTAACTGGTTTCCATCAAAGATTGCCTACAGGAATGTCTCCCCACTAAATTTCAAATCAACATACATGCGAAGGAACTATGTGTTCTGTCTGGTGGTGGTTTGTTGCACCATTCTGGTTTTGGTCTGGATGGTTCGCGGTTCGCCTTGCGAGTTGCACATCAAGCAAGGGAACATAGATCTTTTAGCCTAGTTAGCTTACGAAATTAAACAACTAAGATTATCGGCGGGGAGTTGTCACCGCTACTCTTTGGCTAGGAGACTTCAACGCAACCGCACTTAACCTGCTTCGGCGGGTTTTTTGTTGCCTGAAAAAACAAAATCAAAAAACGACCAACTATTGGATTAGAAACTAAACGCATAAAAAATGTCCATGTGCGCGAGCAAAAAAGCAACAAAAAATGATCGTGAAACAACCTGTTTCAATGGTTATATTCACGCGCCAAATTAATTTTTTGATACACCGCACATTTTACTTTTCCTTTCGTAGTTAGGAGGCATAGTGAAAAATATTAAATCGACCATTAAGCGTAAGTACGCGATCATAAGGCGTGATGATCTTGCGGTAATGGTAGAAATGGACCATTTTCCTGATAGCGAAAGGGCCATAATGTACCGTAAAGGAGATAAAGCAATATTTTTGCCAATGCGGGCGAGCGACATCATGGGTGATGACAAGTTGGCGGAAGAATTGCGAATCAGAGCATCCTGCTAGTAGTGACATTAATTCTGGTATACTACAAACGGGCTGAACACCCATTCTACTGCGCCAGCGGAGAACAACGATGGCGCATATACAACTGGTCAAACAAACTTCTTCTGGTTTACTTCTCCCGGCGACGCCGGAGAGTTGCGATTTTTTGCATCAAATCAAAATAGGTGAGTTGATACACGCAGACTTTAAGCGTGTGCGTAACTACGCATTCCACAAGCGTTTTTTCAAACTCCTGCAACTGGGATTCGATTACTGGACTCCTATCGGTGGGGCGATCACGCCTCGAGAACGAGAACTGGTATCAGGATTCGTTGATTACCTGTGCGAGTCAGTAGGCCGGGAACATACGCCAGCTCTGAGCGAAGCCGCAGAGCAATATCTGAATACCGTTGCGATACGCAGAACCCGGGATACGGCATTGCTAAAGTCATTTGAGGCTTTCCGCGAGTGGGTAACCATTCAGGCCGGATTTTACACCGAGCATATTTATCCGGACGGTAGCCGTGGGCGCAGGGCGAAATCCATCGCGTTTGCGAATATGGACGAAACCGAGTTTCAGCAGGTTTATAAATCTGTACTGAATGTGCTGTGGAACTGGATCCTGTTCCGTAAATTTTCCTCTCCGGAACAGGTCGAAAATGTGGCCGCGCAGTTACTGGAGTTTGCGTAATGGTGGATTTACGTAAAGCGGCGCGGGGCCAGATGTGCCAGGTCAGAATTCCTGGCTACTGCAATCACAATCCCGAAACGTCTGTACTGGCGCATTACCGACTGGCGGGAACGTGCGGAACAGCGATAAAGCCACACGATATGCAGGCAGCGATTGCCTGTAGCTCGTGCCACGATTTAATCGACGGGCGGGTAAAAACCAGCGATTACACCAAAGAAGAATTACGCCTGATGCATGCAGAAGGTGTTTTTCGCACACAAGAAATCTGGAGAAAGGAAGGTTATTTATGATTTACCCAACAAATACAGGCAAAAGCGGGGAACACCTTCGTCTCACCACGCTGGAAAGTGTCTGGATTCAGGGAAAACTACGTATGTGGGGGCGCTGGTCGTATATTGGCGGCGGTAAGACGGGAAATATGTTCAACCAGTTCCTGACCTCTAAAAAGCTGACAAAAACGGCAATTAACGAGGCGCTCCGGAGGATGAAAAAAGCAGGTCTGGACAAACCTGAACTTGAGGATTTTTTGCGGGATATGATCAACGGCAAGCAAAAAAGCTGGCTGGTGCATTGTACTGATGCAGAGGCGTTATGTATTGATCGGGTCATAAGTGAGGTGCTGGCAGAGCATCCAGGATTGATTAGCGTCCTTCGTCAACGGTATGAGGGGCGGGGGATGACCAAACGCAAAATGGCTGAATTGCTAAATGATGCACACCCAGAGTGGTGTTTTAGCACATGCGAAAAGCGAATTGCTAATTGGTTGGCCGTTGCTGAGTATGCCCTATATATTCCCATGCGTGAATCATTTGCTGAGAAAATGGCTTGATTTCTTACGTATAAACTGCTTCAATTTTGCTATGCTTCGCAAAGCTGTATCGCGAGGCGAACCAAGCGCATGAACTTTGATACAACCCGCCATTGAGCGGGTTTTTTATGTCCGAAAAACGGCAGAGAACATAAAACGTGCTGGTGGTTGCGAATACTGGTCTTTCGGCTTGTATTTTTGTAAATCGATATATACTTATCTTGTGACCAGTAATGTCAGGGCAATTGATATGAATGAAGCCTGTTCTGTTGTTTTTGTTCATTCCCCGTTTGTTGTGCTCTTTGAAGGAAAAGAGCTCTCTCTTGAAAGTGGTAGTGCACTTCTTGTCAGGGGGGGAGCTGGATCGTTATTGCCCTTTTCGGAATGTTTTCGGCGAATAAGTCTCAGTGAATCGACAATTAGCCGTTACCTGTTGTGTGGAGACGAAAAACAGGATGTAGTTTTAGTCCGGCAAATACCACGATATCTTTGCGTGAGTTTTCCCAAGGCAGAATTGATGGGCATCCTGATTGATTATCTTTGTGAGGAAAAGATTCATACGGACAATTTAGCGGAAATGCTTTCCTTTTCGTGTCTGGCGTTTTTCTCATCAGAGAAAATGTTTTCGTCGTTTCTGACCGCGTGTATTAGCAATATTAGTGACAGGCTTAGTGCATTGTTTCGTACGGACATTGCAGCAAACTGGACTCTGAGAGATGTGTCTTCGCGGTTATGTATCAGTGAAAGTTTGTTAAAAAAAAGACTGAAAGAAGAAGGCACCTGTTTCAGTGAGTTGTTGCTTACAGAGAGAATGAGAATGGCAGCAATGCTGTTGAGTCAATCTCGTTGCGCCATCAACAGAATCGCTGCTCAGTGCGGCTATAATTTTACATCTTATTTTATCAGCGTATTCAGGAGTTATTTTGGTGTTACACCGGCAGGTTACAGGATGGCTGCATTCAATGAGATGAGTTTAAGTGTTACTCAAGAATAATTGAACTTTGCACTCATTGAAAACAGGCACGCTGCGGCGGGCCTTTTTCATTGAGTGCAGGGCGTCGCGCGACTGGCATCGAACTGGAGGAGGAACGTTTTAATCAGACGGACAGAGAAATAACGCAATATTTTTAATTCAGTAATGATATAAGTTATATATTTCTGATACAGATGTATACATATATTTAAAAATGAATACCAAATATATTTTGATGTCTGAAAAACTGCCGTTAGTATTTGCGGTGGTCTGGAAGGTGTTTATCTTTTATGTTAACAGGGGTGTTACAGGTCACCTGAAAGACCAGTGCTGGCTCCCGGTAATTCACGTGATTCCGTGAGCCAGTACGGCATGCGGAGATCGTATAATGGCTATTACCATCAATCTTCTGAGTTGATGATGCAGGTTCGATTCCTGTTCTTCGCTCCATCATTACTCTGGCTTTGTGAATTTTTACAGCACTGGCGTTTTTCGTGAGGAACAGACCTTGGTAGTTTTATTATCGTCCCTCATTCTGTTACGAAGGTCGGTTGCAGATTCAGTGCTGTATTTTTTATGAATAAGAAATGGCGCTTGCCTCCGAAAGCAAGCAGCATGGAGCACCGGAAAACCGGTGATGCGCAATCTCTGTGTCGAAAACTATGAATTGAGGCGTTCCTCAGTGCGAGGGTGGTTTATATATTCAATTTAGCGGGAAACCACAGTATCCATGTAAAGTGGAATACTTCGGGAGGCACCCGACGCCTTGATTTTTATTACAATAAAAATGATTTATTCTCATGCATAGACCAACCGCCTCTACCGGGCGGTTTTTTTTATTCAGTTTTGTATGGCTCGCTCCGGCGGGCCTTTTTCATATCCGCGCCGCGCCCGGCGCACATCACATCAGATAACACCACACAAAAGGCATCTGCGGGTGCCTTTGACAGGGTGTTTTTACGGGCCGCTGGAGGCCCTTTTTTATTTGTGGGAGGAAAAAGCATGTCTGAACCCTTATCCGGTTCCGGTACGGCTGCGGCGCTCGGCGGGGCGACGGTATTCGGGCTGTTTACCGGAACGGATTTCGGGATTGTGTTTGGTGCGTTCGCCGGGGCGTTATTTGTGGCAACGATGCCGCAGGCGCTTTCAGCCTGGCGTGTGGCGGCGCATTTTCTGGTGTCGTTCATTATCGGCGTGCTGGACGCAGAGGTTCTGGCATCCTGGCTGGTAAAGCGTACAGGGTTTGACGGTGCGCCTGTCGACGCACTGTGTGCAGTGCTGGTGTCAGTGGTGTCGGTGAAGATTCTCTCGTTCATCCACCAGCAGGATATTGCATCGCTGGTGTCCGGCCTGTTCTCCCGCCTGCGGGGTGGAGGAGGCGGCAATGTTAAGTAACCTTCCCGGATTACTGAATGTGGCGTTATGCACGGTTATCGTGCTGACGCTCTTTTTTTATCGTCGCCGTGATTCCAGACATAAACCGCTGATGTCATGGCTGGCCTGGCTGCTGATGCTGCTGTATGCCTTTGCGCCCCTCAGCTATCTGTGTGGTCGCCCGTTAGCAACGGGCTGGCTGGAAGTGTTTTTTAACCTGCTGTTCTGCGTGCTGGTGGTTCGTGCTCGTGGGAACGTTTCAAAAATCTTTGTATTACGAAGGCGCTGAGATGAAGTCGAAAGATGAAATTTTTGATGCTGTTCTTGGCAAAGAGGGCGGCTACGTCAACCACCCTGATGATAAAGGTGGTCCGACTAAATGGGGCATTACTGGAAAAGTTGCCCGTGCACACGGTTATCAGGGGGATATTCGTGACCTGACGCGTGGGCAGGCCCTCGAAATTCTTGAAGCGGACTACTGGTACGGGCCACGTTTTCACAAGGTTGCGAGCCTGTCTCCGGAGATCGCTGCTGAATTGTGTGATACCGGCGTAAACATGGGGCCGTCAGTGGCATCCAGAATGCTTCAGCGCTGGCTTAATGTATTTAACCAGAAAGGAGAGTTGTATCCGGACATTGATGCAGATGGTTGTATCGGCCCACGTACCATTAATGCGTTACGCGCCTATTTGTCAAAACGTGGCAGGGATGGTGAGTTGGTGATTCTGACAGCGCTAAACTGTACGCAGGGAGATCGCTACCTTGAACTGGCAGAAAAACGTGAGGCTAATGAATCGTTCGTGTATGGCTGGATGAAAGAGCGCGTGGTGGTGTAGTTGGCATTAATGAGGCCAGTAAATCCAACCTGCGGTTAGCTTGTTATTAGACTTACCGAACAAGAAAAACGACTGGAGAAAGAGTTCGGTTTTTATACCAAACAAAGAGGAGAATATGAATCAGTGAGTACAGAGAAAAATCCTCGGCAGATCGTATAAATCTTCTTTTAAAGCCGTCCGTTATGAAAGGAATAGAAAAGAAAGTAACTGCACGTCTTTATGTGACACGGTCTGCTTTTGCTATTTTTCTTTTGGAGATTGTTATTTGCGCATCAAGTGCAGATAGAGTTGCCCATCGAGATGGGCAACTTATGATATTATTGTGAGCAATATACCCGAGCTTCCAGCGGAGTATAAATGCCGAAAGTGATAAAACCGAGCAATCCATTTACGAATGTTTGCTGGGTTTCAGTCTTAACAACTTTTTCTGCGCCACCACAAATTTTGGCTGCATCGACAGTTTTCTTCTGACCAATTCCAGAAACGAAGAAATGATGAGTGATGGTTTCCTTCGGTGTTACTGTTGTCGGTTGGTTTTCAACAGTAAACGTCTGTTGAGCACATCCAGAGATAAGCAGGGCCAGCGTGAACGTGAGTAGCGTTTTTTTCATAGTGTTATTCCCGTTGTGTTTTTAAGGTTGTTGAATCGTATTTGTAGAAATTTAAACAAAACCTAAACAATGAGTTGAAATCTCATATTTTTAATGTTTATTAAAGTATGCCAGATGTGCTGTATTTTCATTGTATTCCCGGATTAACTATGTCCACAGTACCGACTGGTAACTCCTGTGTGGGAGTGCCGGATAGTGAGGGGGATTAAACCGGGCGATATGGTTTAGCGTGGAAAAAATTGTGTCGTGTTCTGAATGCTTTCGGTAAACAATAATGAGTTGTCAAAGGTATAGTAATACCTTTTGTGTTCATGGACATTTGTAACCCATCGGAAAACTCCAGCCTTAGCCAGATTTTCCCTGTATTCATGAAATGTGATTTCTCTTGATTTCAACTTATGAGAGTAAGTTTCTATAAGTCGCGTGTCTCTGCGAAATTTAACATTCACAACCTCCTCAAGTCCTTTTATTAACACTGTGTTATCATTTTTCAATACAACGTGAATATTACCTGTGGCTAAATAGTAAATGTAATGTGAGACATTGTGACGTTTTAGTTCAGAGTAAAATCGGTCACAGTTTAAATCTTTCCGCACTTGATCAAATATTTCTTTAAAAATGGCAACCTGAGCCATCAGTATAACCTTGTATATGATATGGGGTGCGTAGTCTGCATGAGAGCTTTTAATACTGCAATCTGGTCAGATGTCTTTATCCTGTGTGGATGATAATTGTCAGAGATTATGAGGTTTTTTTAACCTATGGAATTACCGGAAGGTGCGAAAATTACAAAGTAAGAAGCGTTATAGAAGTCCTTCATACAGTGAAGGACTTCTATAATCTTAGAAATAAAAAAACCGGTCATAGGGAGCTACACAGAACCGGCCGGCGAAGACCGCCAATACCACCCATGCATCGATACAACATACTACTGACAATAGCTGCTATTGATGTAAAAGCAATGTTATGCATCGATGAAAATAAAAAACCGGCAGGGGAAATCCATTGAAGATTTGCCGGTGGCAAAAGTAGCCAATGCTTTTATAACCGTAGTCGCAGAGTTATGAAGTGCAACACCGAATGCTGTCGGTATATGACTGAATGGTGTTTCAATGATGTACATCATTCCTACTGTAAATGTAATTAATAATAACTCTATTTGTACGGGTCCTTCCGGTGGGGTGGTCTGCCACGGGGCGGCGACCTCGCGGGTTTTCGCTATTTATGAAAATTTTCCGGTTTAAGGCGTTTCCGTTCTTCTTCGTCGTAACTTAATGTTTTTATTTAAAATACCCCCTGAAAAGAAAGGAAACGACAGGTGCTGAAAACGGGCTTTTTGGCCTTTGTCGTTTCCTTTCTCTGTTTTTGTCCGTGGAATGAACAATGGAAGTCAACAAAAAGCAGCTGGCTGACATTTTCGGTGCGAGTATCCGTACCATTCAGAACTGGCAGGAACAGGGAATGCCAGTTCTGCGAGGCGGTGGCAAGGGTAATGAGGTGCTTTATGATTCTGCCGCCGTCATAAAATGGTATGCCGAAAGGGATGCTGAAATTGAGAACGAAAAGCTGCGCCGGGAAGTTGAAGAACTGTGGCAGGCCAGCGAGACAGATCTCCAGCCAGGGACTATTGAGTACGAACGCCATCGACTTACGCGTGCGCAGGCCGACGCACAGGAGCTGAAAAATGCCAGAGACTCCGCTGAAGTGGTGGAAACCGCATTCTGTACTTTCGTGCTGTCGCGGATCGCAGGTGAAATTGCCAGTATTCTCGACGGGATCCCCCTGTCGGTGCAGCGGCGTTTTCCGGAACTGGAAAACCGACATGTTGATTTCCTGAAACGGGATATCATCAAAGCCATGAACAAAGCAGCCGCGCTGGATGAACTGATACCGGGGTTGCTGAGTGAATATATCGAACAGTCAGGTTAACAGGCTGCGGCATTTTGTCCGCGCCGGGCTTCGCTCACTGTTCAGGCCGGAGCCACAGACCGCCGTTGAATGGGCGGATGCCAATTACTATCTCCCGAAAGAATCCGCATACCAGGAAGGGCGCTGGGAAACACTGCCCTTTCAGCGGGCCATCATGAATGCGATGGGCAGCGACTACATCCGTGAGGTGAATGTGGTGAAGTCTGCCCGTGTCGGTTATTCCAAAATGCTGCTGGGTGTTTATGCCTACTTTATAGAGCATAAGCAGCGCAACACCCTTATCTGGTTGCCGACGGATGCTGATGCCGAGAACTTTATGAAAACCCACGTTGAGCCGACCATCCGCGATATTCCGTCGCTGCTGGCGCTGGCTCCGTGGTATGGCAAAAAGCACCGGGATAACACGCTCACTATGAAGCGTTTTTCCAATGGTCGTGGCTTCTGGTGCCTGGGCGGTAAAGCGGCAAAAAACTACCGTGAAAAGTCGGTGGATGTGGCGGGTTATGATGAACTTGCTGCCTTTGATGAGGATATTGAACAGGAAGGCTCTCCGACGTTCCTTGGCGACAAACGTATTGAAGGCTCGGTCTGGCCAAAGTCCATCCGTGGCTCCACGCCCAAAGTGAGAGGCACCTGCCAGATTGAGCGTGCAGCCAGTGAATCCCCGCATTTTATGCGTTTTCATGTTGCCTGCCCGCACTGCGGGGAGGAGCAGTATCTTAAATTTGGCGACAAAGAGACGCCGTTTGGCCTCAAATGGACGCCGGATGACCCCTCCAGCGTGTTTTATCTCTGCGAGCATAATGCCTGCGTCATCCGCCAGCAGGAGCTGGACTTTACTGATGCCCGTTATATCTGCGAAAAGACCGGGATCTGGACCCGTGATGGCATTCTCTGGTTTTCGTCATCCGGTGAAGAGATTGAGCCGCCGGACAGTGTGACCTTTCACATCTGGACGGCGTACAGCCCGTTCACCACCTGGGTGCAGATTGTCAAAGACTGGATGAAGACGAAAGGGGATACGGGAAAACGTAAAACCTTCGTGAACACCACGCTCGGTGAGACATGGGAAGCGAAAATTGGCGAACGTCCGGATGCTGAGGTGATGGCGGAGCGGAAAGAGCATTATTCAGCGCCCGTTCCCGGTGCCGTTCACTTCCCGAATAACCCGGATATTTTTGATCTGACCGAAGCGCAGCAGCTGACGGCTGAAGAGCAGGTCGAAAAATGGGTGGATGGCAGGAAAAAAATACTGTGGGACAGCAAAAAGCGACGCAATGAGGCGCTCGACTGCTTCGTTTATGCGCTGGCGGCGCTGCGCATCAGTATTTCCCGCTGGCAGCTGGATCTCAGTGCGCTGCTGGCGAGCCTGCAGGAAGAGGATGGTGCAGCAACCAACAAGAAAACACTGGCAGATTACGCCCGTGCCTTATCCGGAGAGGATGAATGACGCGACAGGAAGAACTTGCCGCTGCCCGTGCGGCACTGCATGACCTGATGACAGGAAAACGGGTGGCAACGGTACAGAAAGACGGACGGCGAGTGGAGTTTACGGCCACTTCCGTGTCTGACCTGAAAAAATACATTGCGGAGCTGGAAGTGCAGACCGGCATGACACAGCGACGCAGGGGACCTGCAGGATTTTATGTATGAAAACGTCCACCATTCCCACCCTTCTGGGGCCGGACGGCATGACATCGCTGCGTGAATATGCCGGTTATCACGGCGGTGGCAGCGGATTTGGTGGGCAGTTGCGGGCGTGGAACCCACCGGGTGAAAGTGTGGATGCAGCCCTGCTGCCCAACTTTACCCGTGGCAATGCCCGCGCAGACGATCTGGTACGCAATAACGGCTATGCCGCCAACGCCATCCAGCTGCATCAGGATCATATCGTCGGGTCTTTTTTCCGGCTCAGTCATCGCCCAAGCTGGCGCTATCTGGGCATCGGGGAGGAAGAAGCCCGTGCCTTTTCCCGCGAGGTTGAAGCGGCATGGAAAGAGTTTGCCGAGGACGACTGTTGCTGCATTGACGTTGAGCGAAAACGCACGTTCACCATGATGATTCGGGAAGGTGTGGCCATGCATGCCTTTAACGGTGAACTGTTCGTTCAGGCCACCTGGGATACCAGTCCGTCGCGGCTTTTCCGGACACAGTTTCGGATGGTAAGCCCGAAGCGCATCAGCAACCCGAACAATACCGGCGACAGCCGGAACTGCCGTGCCGGTGTGCAGATTAATGACAGCGGTGCGGCGCTGGGATATTACGTCAGCGAGGACGGCTATCCTGGCTGGATGCCGCAGAAATGGACATGGATACCCCGTGAGTTACCCGGCGGGCGCGCCTCGTTCATTCACGTTTTTGAACCCGTGGAGGACGGGCAGACCCGCGGTGCAAATGTGTTTTACAGCGTGATGGAGCAGATGAAGATGCTCGACACGCTGCAGAACACGCAGCTGCAGAGCGCCATTGTGAAGGCGATGTATGCCGCCACCATTGAGAGTGAGCTGGATACGCAGTCAGCGATGGATTTTATTCTGGGCGCGAACAGTCAGGAGCAGCGGGAAAGGCTGACCGGCTGGATTGGTGAAATTGCCGCGTATTACGCCGCAGCACCGGTCCGTCTGGGAGGCGCAAAAGTGCCGCACCTGATGCCGGGGGACTCACTGAACCTGCAGACGGCTCAGGACACGGATAACGGCTACTCCGTGTTTGAGCAGTCACTGTTGCGGTATATCGCTGCCGGGCTGGGTGTCTCGTATGAGCAACTTTCCCGGAATTACGCCCAGATGAGCTACTCCACGGCACGGGCCAGTGCGAACGAGTCGTGGGCGTACTTTATGGGGCGGCGAAAATTCGTCGCATCCCGTCAGGCGAGCCAGATGTTTCTGTGCTGGCTGGAAGAGGCCATCGTTCGCCGCGTGGTGACGTTACCTTCAAAAGCGCGCTTCAGCTTTCAGGAAGCCCGCAGTGCCTGGGGGAACTGCGACTGGATAGGCTCCGGTCGTATGGCCATCGATGGTCTGAAAGAAGTTCAGGAAGCGGTGATGCTGATAGAAGCCGGACTGAGCACCTACGAGAAAGAGTGCGCGAAACGCGGTGACGACTATCAGGAAATTTTTGCCCAGCAGGTCCGTGAAACGATGGAGCGCCGTGCAGCCGGTCTTAAACCGCCCGCCTGGGCGGCTGCGGCATTTGAATCCGGACTGCGACAATCAACAGAGGAGGAGAAGAGTGACAGCAGAGCTGCGTAATCTCCCGCATATTGCCAGCATGGCTTTTAATGAGCCGCTGATGCTTGAACCCGCCTATGCGCGGGTTTTCTTTTGTGCGCTTGCAGGCCAGCTTGGGATCAGCCGCCTGACGGATGCAGTATCCGGCGACAGCCTGACTGCCGGAGAGGCACCCGCGGCGCTGGCGTTATCCGGTGATGATGACGGACCACGACAGGCCCGCAGTTATCAGGTCATGAACGGCATCGCCGTGCTGCCGGTGTCCGGTACGCTGGTCAGCCGGACGCGGGCGCTGCAGCCGTATTCGGGAATGACCGGTTACAACGGCATTATCGCCCGTCTGCAACAGGCTGCCAGCGATCCGATGGTGGACGGCATTCTGCTGGATATGGACACACCGGGCGGGATGGTGGCGGGAGCATTTGACTGTGCTGACATCATCGCCCGTGTGCGTGACATAAAGCCGGTATGGGCGCTGGCCAATGACATGAACTGCAGCGCAGGTCAGCTGCTTGCCAGTGCCTCCTCCCGGCGTCTGGTCACGCAGACCGCCCGGACAGGCTCCATCGGCGTCATGATGGCTCACAGTAATTACGGCGCTGCGCTGGAGAAACAGGGCGTGGAAATCACGCTGATTTACAGCGGCAGCCATAAGGTGGATGGCAACCCCTACAGCCATCTACCGGATGATGTCCGGGAAACACTGCAGTCCCGGATGGATGCAACCCGCCGGATGTTTGCACAGAAGGTGTCGGCATATACCGGCCTGTCCGTGCAGGCTGTGCTGGATAACCGAATCCCATCTCGGCAAGGAGCTGCTGGAAAAAGTCGAGCTGACGGAGGATAACGCCAGCAGACTGGAGGAGTTTTCGAAAGAGTGGAAGGACGCCAACGATAAGTGGAATGCCATGTGGGCTGTCAAAATTGAGCAGACCAAAGACGGCAAACATTATGTCGCGGGTATTGGCCTCAGCATGGAGGACACGGAGGAAGGCAAACTGAGCCAGTTTCTGGTTGCCGCTAACCGTATCGCGTTTATTGACCCGGCAAACGGGAATGAAACGCCGATGTTTGTGGCGCAGGGCAATCAGATATTCATGAACGACGTGTTCCTGAAACGCCTGACGGCCCCCACCATTACCAGCGGTGGAAATCCGCCGGTATTTTCCCTGACACCGGACGGGCGGCTGACGGCGAAAAATGCGGATATCAGTGGCAGTGTGAATGCGAACGCCGGGACGCTCAACAATGTCACGATTAACGAGAACTGTCGGGTTCTGGGAAAACTGTCCGCGAACCAGATTGAAGGCGATATTGTCAAAACAGTGGGGAAGGCCTTTCCCCGAAATAACAGTTATGCCAGTGGCAAGATAACTGTCACGGTTTATGATGACCAGGGCTTCGACCGGCAGATTATCATTCCCCCGGTGGTGTTTCGCGGGACGAAACACCAGAATTTCAACAGCCCGAATCAGCAGTCGTACTGGTACTCCACCTGCAAGCTGCAGGTGCTGAAAAACGGGGCTGAGATCTTCCATGAACCGGCAACGGATGTCAGCCGGGTGTTCTCATCGGTGATTGACATGCCAGCAGGACGGGGTCATGTCACCCTGACGTTTAATGTGTCGTCGACCGGTGCGAACAACTGGACGCCGACAACGTACATCAGCGATTTACTGGTTGTGGTGATGAAGAAATCCACAGCAGGTATCAGTATCAGCTGAATGTTCAGAAACCAGACCGGGTGCCACAAATGGCACCTTTTTTATTTGTGGAACGAATATGCCAGTAAAGATTTCAGGCGTGCTGAAAGACGGTGCAGGTAAACCGGTACAGAACTGCACCATTCAGCTGAAAGCAAAACGTAACAGCACCACGGTGGTGGTGAACACGGTGGCCTCAGAAAATCCGGATGAAGCCGGGCGTTACAGTATGGATGTTGAGTATGGCCAGTACGCTGTCATCCTGCTGGTTGACGGTTTTCCGCCGTCACATGCCGGGACCATCACCGTGTATGAAGATTCTCAACCCGGTACGCTGAATGATTTTCTCGGTGCCATGACGGAGGATGATGCCCGTCCGGAGGCACTGCGCCGTTTTGAGCTGATGGTGGAAGAGGTGGCGCGTAACGCGTCCTCAGTGGCACAGAATACGGCAGCTGCGAAAAAATCAGCCAGCGATGCCGGTACATCAGCCCGTGAGGCGGCAACCCATGCGACTGATGCTGCGGACTCAGCACGCGCCGCCAGCACGTTCGCCGGACAGGCTGCGACGTCGGCTCAGGAAGCGTCTTCCGGCGCAGAAACGGCATCAGCAAAGGCCACTGAGGCATCAAAAAGTGCCGCTGCTGCAGAGTCCTCAAAACGCGCGGCGGCCACCAGTGCCGGTGCGGCGAAAATGTCAGAAACGAATGCGGCAGCGTCACAACAATCAGCCGCCACTTCTGCATCCACCGCGACCACGAAAGCGTCAGAAGCTGCCACCTCAGCCAGGGATGCGTCGGCTTCAAAAGAGGCGGCAAAATCATCAGAAACGAACGCCGCCTTGAGCGCCAGTGGTGCAGCGTCCTCGGCAACGGCGGCAGGCAATTCCGCGAAGGCGGCAAAAACGTCCGAGACGAACGCAAGGTCTTCTGAAACGGCAGCGGCACAGAGCGCTTCTGCAGCGGAAGGCTCAGAAACTGCCGCTGCATCATCGTCCCGTGAGGCGTCAGTTAAAGCGGAGGAGGCCTCAGCCAGTGCCACCGCCGCCGGAAAATCGGCAGAAAGCGCTGCATCGTCCGCTTCAGCAGCCACAACGAAGGCTGGTGAAGCCGCTGAACAGGCCAGTGCAGCAGAGAGATCTGCTTCCGCAGCGAAGACATCAGAGACGAACGCGAAAGCGTCGGAAGCCAGCGCAGAATCCTCAAAAACGGCAGCCGTATCGTCCGCCAGTTCGGCGGCGTCATCAGCATCATCGGCGTCAGCTTCAAAAGATGAGGCGGCAAGGCTGGCGTCAGAGGCGCAGGGCAGTGCCACGACGGCATCCGCGAAGGCGACAGAGGCAGCTGGCAGTGCGACAGCGGCAGTGCAGAGCAAAAGTTCTGCTGAGTCTGCAGCAACACGCGCAGAAAATGCGGCAAAACGGGCAGAGGAGATTGCATCTGCTGTGGGCCTGGAAGATGCCAGTACGACCACAAAGGGAGTTGTCAAGCTCAGTAACCGTACTGACAGCACTTCGCAGACAGAGGCCGCCACATCCCTTGCAGTCAGTAACGTCATGAATGAGGTGAAGACAAAAGCGTCACTGGATAGTCCGGTCTTCACCGGTACCCCTATGACACCGACACCACCGGACGATGCTTCAGGTCTGGAAACAGTGAATGCGGCGTTTGTCCGCAAACTGCTTGCTGCTCTTGTGGGTTCATCTCCTGAAACCCTGGACACGCTGAACGAACTGGCGGAGGCGCTGGGTAATGACCCGGCGTTTTCCGTAACGATAATGAAGATGCTGGCCGGAAAACAGCCTTTAAATCCCGTTCTGACTGCGTTAGGCAGTCTTCCATCCGGTGAAGATGGGTTTCCCAGTTTTAGCGGTAACGGGCAGTGTTCTCTGGCTCCTGTTTCTGAAAAAGGGAAACAGCTGTTGTCACAATCCACAGCCGAAGAGATGTGTGACGTTCTGGGTATCAATGGAAATAGTGGAAACTCAGCAGCAGGCGGAAATTATGGGCTTCAGTCAGGCATTTATGACAGAACGCAGGGGCGGGCCGCTGTTGCAGGAAGTCTGGGATTCGGGCATATCTTCACAAAAGGTGACGTTCTCAGCTTTTCGTCGAAGGAAGTGCTTCTTGACTGGATCTCAAATGCCACACCGGGGCGGTATACGGTCAGCGCTGACTGCGAAATTATACCGGAAGTACAGTTTACAGGTGTGATTGATTTATTTTTCGCTGATGAGATGCGGAATAACCTTACTGTCCCGCTGATGCTGAAGATGGCTGTTTTTTACGGGATGAACGGTGAACTGTATCGGGCAACATACGATGATGCCTGAGGGGATTGTCGGTGTGGATGATGCGCTCTGGGAGAACGATTAAGGAGTAGGAAAGTTAGCAATGTTCATTTCCAGAGATAAGGTTGAGCAGGTATTGCTGAATGTGAAGCTATCATATAGTTTCATTAGCAATAATATACTTTATATTGTTATTATATTTCAGATAATTCTTTCTATGGGTATCATAGGGGATGATCAATGCCTTGTCGGATTTGTCTTTGTTACCAAACATTAACAATATAAGGTACAACAGTTTTTATCGCTTTTATGAATGAGAAAATGTTCTTATGCATTGATGTATTAAAACTATATGAACAGTGAGCGAAATACCAATAATTGATTGATTAATGTACTATAACAAGTTCTTCGAAATCCATATTGAAAAAATGCTTTGGATTTAATTAAATATCTCTGTCATTTTTATAATGTATTTATAATGGCCGCAATGTTATGTATTTGTTATACCGCTTTTTTTGATAAGACTTATCTGAATATTCCATATAAGACAACGCTTGCGCTATTTTTATCAGATGAATAAAATCCTGCCGCTTATTTTTAAAGCGTCATTTAATTGATTTGAATCTTATCTTTTCAATCTATTTAACATACGTCATTTCTATGAAAAAACTATTTGTAGCCTCTGTTATATTTACAGTTTCAGCAAATTCTTATGCATATAATTCTTATAATGCCGGTGATAATAGCCAGGCAACTGATAGTAATGCGACAGCTATTGGTGCATATGCAAATGCTTCAGGTTCTTCTTCTACAACAATTGGCGCTGTTTCAAAAACCGAAGGAGCCTATAATACTGCAATTGGTTCATATTCTTCATCTCAAGGTAACTCATCGTCAGCTATTGGCGCAAATGCAAATGTTGTTGGAAATAACTCGGTAGCCATTGGTTCATTTAGTAAAGTAAACGGTGATTCAGCTATAGCAAATGGTGCGGGTAGTGAGGCAGTCGCTAATTCTACAAGTGTAGGTGCTGCGTCTAAAGCAACCGGGGAAAACAGTGTTGCATTTGGTTCCTCCGCCCAGGCGACTGCAGGAGATACATTAGCTATTGGTGTAGGGGCTACATCTAATGCAGAAAATGCCATCTCACTAGGCTCACAGAGTGTGGCTGAACATAATAATAGTGTTGCCATCGGCGGGGGAAGTACAACTGACAGAGAGTATAGTGTATCTTTTGGGACGGGTAATACTAATCGACAATTGACCCATGTTGCCGCAGGTACTGAGGATACTGATGGTGTTAACGTTAAGCAACTGAAAGATTATACTGGGAATGAGATAGCTAAAAATAATACCGTAATTAATCAAAACATCAATAATGCCAAGAATGAATCACTGGCATATACAGATCAGCAGGTTACCAAAAATAATGCTGTAATAAATCAGAATATTAATAATGCCAAGAATGAATCACTGGCATATACAGATCAGCAGGTTACCAAAAATAATGCTGTGATAAATCAGAATATTAATAATGCCAAAAGCGAATCAATGGCATACACTGATCAGGAAGTTACGAAAAATAACGGTGTTATTAATAAAAACATACAATCAGCAAAACAAGAATCATTCGCATATACTGATACAAAATTTAACCAAATTAATGGGAAGATAAATTCAACATTTAAGCAGCTGAATGATAAGATAGAAGCTAATGCTAAAAAAGCTAATGCAGGTATTGCTTCCGTAGCAGCAATGACCAATATCCCGTATGTGAATAACCAGACATTTAGTGCCGGCGTTGGGGTTGGTAACTATAGAAACGGTAATGCAGTAGCTGTTGGTGTTCAATACAAACTTAATGAAAACACCAATATTCGTGCATCGTCTTCATGGAATAATACTGATGGAGCAGTAATCGGAGGGGGTATTGCTGTAGGCTGGTAATTTGTTTCTATAACTATTGTTTTTAAATCACGGAATCTAAAAGCCTGCAGTCCACCATAAGCGGGCTTTTTGTTTTAGTGTGAGTATTGAATGATTTCCAGCCGAAACTGATTCTCTTGGAAAGAATTCATGGGCGCAATTTGCAGGCTACAGATTGAGAAATTCTCGCATTTTTCGGTGGCAAAAATGGGGCAAAACGCTGCAAAAGGGGCAAAAATGGGGCAACAAAAGAGTGGGTTATCGTAG